TTCATGCTGCCCGACTTGTCATAGCCGCGCATCATCCGGCCTTTTTCGCTGTACAGCTCCTTTGCCATGCCAAGCCAGATTTCGGCTGCGCGTTTCTCAGCCCGGGCCATGTTGGACACGTAGATGAAGCTCTGCATGTCCAGGCGCGTCTGGATCATCTCCACAGCCTTGCCGCTGATGTTGGATACGATCTGCTCTCCTGCCTGCTGGTTGCCCAGCACATCGTTCAGGTCTTGCTCTGTGATCTGAAGCAGTGCTGCCATTGCGGGAGGCACAACGGGCGATTTCGTGTAGGCAACTGGCCCGGACTGGATTGGATTGCCTGATGCGTCCTTAACCGAGTTGATCGTCAGGTAAGGATAGTCCTGCACGCTGTCATTGGCCCAAATCTCCTTATGGCCCAGCATCTGTTCAGCCATGAAAATGGGCTTTTCAACGCTGGAAGTGGCAGCGATTTCAGCCAGCTTCGACCGCTGCATGTTTGCCAAGCGTTGCGGATCTTTGGCGTTGCGGACAACACCTTGGCAGCGTTCAATGCCATTGACAACCCAGCGCTTGCCAAACACAGGCACGATTGGGATGTTCTTGCCAGCGATGCGCCCGCAATCTTCCAGCACTTTTGCACCAGAAAGCAGGTACTTGCGCACCTCTTTGAATGACAGCTTCTTTTTGCGCAACTCTTGGAAGCCGGTCGCAGCAAGTCTGTCTGCCAGTTCTTCATCGTCTTTGAAGTCTTGAGTCGTGTATGTGACTTCTTCACCATCTAAGCCGCGATAAACATACGCAAACTGCTTTTTCTCAATGACCTTGTAATACTCAGCCACGTAGACAGCATCAACCGTCACCCATTCAAACGCGCCCCACTTGGACTGCATGTCAGCAGGCCACGACACAGGATCGTCACCGAATTCTTCTTTGTACGCATCGTGCGTGTAAGGCACCAAAACAAAGCAGTATTTGGCATCGCTCTTGTCTTGCCGCTTCGATTGCAGATCGAAGAACACCGACACATCGGCGTCGTTGATCGGCTCGAACACAATGCGCTGGCGCTCGTCTTCCGGGTCGTCTTCGTCCTCGTAATCCGCCCGCAGTCGGTACGCACCGAACCCGCCGCCCACCGCTTCCTCAAAGGCGTTCAACTTTGCTTCATCTGCGCACGATTCTTGCTCGTCTGCCCTGAGTAACGCATCACACGTGTCGGATAGCTTATCTGCCTTGACGGTCGAACGGCTCACAAAATCCGTTTGAACTGGATTGTTGCGGTACTCGTTGATAACCCGCATCACAGCCAAATGGGTCTTGTTCACCTCAAAGCGCGGCTTGTTCTCAAACTGCGCACCCAACGCACCGGCCCATTGGCGTGATGGGATGGAGTAAAACTCCCGGTCTTCCAAGCATTGCTTGCGCTCATGCTCCATCACCGACCAAATATCATCAAACTCGGATAGAGCTTTGTCGTGGAGGTCTTGGAGTTCTTGTTCAGATGCCATTGGTTGCTCCGCGCTCTTACAGCGTTGCCTTGAATTCGATTACCGCTGCACTCATGTCAATGTGACGGTTCCCGGCAGGGTGCAGGCCATCAATAGCGCTTACCGCCTTGACGACAGTGCCGATTGCCAGCGGACTGCCTGGGGTTGTTGGGGCCACGGTAAACCGCACGCTGTACGGGCCTGATCCTGTGATCGTGCGAATGGTGCGAGAGCGTGCTGCATCAGCCCCCACGGTCAGGCCGTAATGCACGGATGGCGGGGCATCGACAACACTGATCGTGTCGCCAGATGTGTACTGCGCAGCCAGAGTCGTCTGCCATGGCACATCGGCCATGCGGTCTGTGTAGACCGAGTCGCTGAAAATCGAATCAGTGTCAATGGCGCCGTCGAAGACACCATCGCAAAGATCCAGCAGCAGTTTTGCATTGAATGCTTTCCATCGTGTGTTGATGTCTGTGTCAGTTCCAACTGCCTTAAAGCCGTTGGATGGAGTCTGCCCAGCCACTGTGGTGTATCCGTCCGTTGTTGCGCTGATCTTGGAAATTATGGTGCTCTGCACAACCTCTACTCCAGCAAACTCAGCCTTGAGCATGTTGCAGTAGTTTTTCATCGACGCGATGAGCGTTGCTGCTGTGGTCGATCCAGCCCAGCCCGTACCGTTCGCGTTCGTTCCGTGCTCAGAGAGGATGTGCGTGAATGGCGTATTCGGGCACAACTCCAAGATGTCAAACTTTTTAGCAACCGCAGTGCGCCCGTTGGCCGTGTAGTCGGATGGACGCGAGCCAGGCACACAGAAATTTGCCCCGAAGAACCGGCCTACACCAGATGTGTCATCCAGTCCGCGCATCAAAAAACCAGGGGTAGAAGCGCCAAAGTTTGCGTAGGTTGTTTCGTTTTGGCCTGCTCCGATTGAGTCTCCCCACCCCAAAAACACAGGCTTACCAGCATGCCCCTTGCACACCGCATAGCAAGGCCCCCAAGCCCCAACAGGAGTTGTGCCTGTTGTCGTGATTGCTGCGCCATTTGTCAGCTTTGCAGCTTGGCTAGACGCCCCAAGCGCAACACCTTCGCGTGTCGTTCCAAAGTAGCTGATATTTGCCTCAATTGAGGCGCCAGATGCCACGCTGTAGGCAACACGTACCCAACGGTGATAACCAGCAGGGATTGGGCTTCCAGAGCTTATTACATCATCTGTCAAGACGCCAATGCTGTTTGTTGCTGGGTCAAGCGTGACGCCAGCCCCGCCACTGATCGTGCAAGCAACCCAGGTGGCAAGCGTCGGATCATCTGTCGCGCCGTAGCCAATCGACACACCCTCGACCGTGATCGTGTGAGTTATTGCAAACTCAGTGGGGTACGCTCCTGAGTTGACGCTGTAGTGGGATGGCAGCGCAAAACGATATGAATGGCTTGCAAAGTCAGCAGTGCCCATGTATGAGGATGAGCACTGATACACGTTTGCACCAACAGCGGCTGGGCTGTTGTAAGGCGTGACAAAGCGATTTGTCGCAAAATAGTAGTCGCTTGACGAGGTGTAAGCCCACACCCTGCCACCAGCCCGCATACCCAAGCCAAGCCCAAGGTAAAGGTTTTTCACATCAACCCCAGCGAGTGACCCACAACGTACCTGCGCCAGCCGCTACAGCAGCCAGCTTTTCGCCGCCGTAAAGCTGCACGCGAACCTTGGTGTTTGCTGGGATTGGATCGCCGGATGTTGCTGATCCGCCAGCAGTTGGGGCCAATGCCGTTGGATTTGCGCCTTTGGTCACGTAAACCTGCACATCGGACAGCAGTGTTAACTCAAAAGTGTCGTTGATGTTTTCACCAAACGGCCCTACTTGCAGGCTTGTTGTGCTGAGTGTGTGCGCTGTGGTTTGGTTCCCCGCAGGCAAAGCAAGAGTGATTTCGGCCATTTGCAGCCCCATAGCTTAGACCTATGCACTATACAGCATGCAATAGCCTGTGTCTATCGTCTGGCGAATGGTTTTACTGTGGGGATGGGCGGCATAGGTGGCGGCGGCTTTTTGCCTATCTCGCCATAGGCCACAGCAAAACGGCGCATCATGTAGGCGTATCGCACAGCATCCATGATGTCCTCTCCGGTCTTGACGATCTTGCCATTCTCGTCTCTGTGGTACTGCAAGAACTCGTCCATTGCGTCACGCTGACCGGCAAAGAACTTGAATTTACCCTTCAACATCAAGTCGCGGATTTCAAACAGGCCAGCCTCAACGCCGTTTGATCCATCCGGCCACGTGGCGTGCTCTGCCAGCATCTTGAAACCGGCCTCGACATAGTACGATTTCTGCTGCTTCCCGCTGCCCTTTTCAGTCTGCAATCCATCCGAAGGCCATGCGGTAGGAACGCCAGCCGCCCATGATTTGACAGCGCCCCAAGCCACATCAGCCAACACATGACGCTTCTTCCATGTGCGAGTTACGTAGAACGCTTCATTCTCTTGGTCAATCGCCAACTGCACATGCGCTTGCGGGTGATCCCAGCCGAAGTCCATTGCATTGATGACCCGAAAATGTGCGGGAATGTCAAACGGCGAGCACGTTACATCCGACTCGGCAATGTCATAGATTCGACCATGACCCAGCATTGGCACGCCTTTTGTGCGCATCTCTCGCTGATGGGCAGGGAAGCTGGACAGCAAATCAGCTTTCGTCTGTTCGCTCAAATGAGGGGCATCATCCCAGCCTTTGCGCATGCAGAACTGCGCAGAACCAGGCGTTTCCATGAACTGCAAAACAAGCTCTGTGCGGCCATTTTCAGGGGTAAACGTAAGAATCCCCCGGCCGCCCCGCCCTTTGTCGCCTGTGGCCGTTCTGACCAGCACCTGGGGATAGATGCTTGCGTCCCTCGGCTCTTCGTCAATGTGGAACCAATCTACGCCGTCACCCATCAGCGCGTGCTGACCCTGGCTGTAGCTCCAGAACTGGATTCTTGACGTGCCGCCGCTTTTGTGACTGACCAGCAAAGTGCGCACAGCATTTGGCGTGCCAGTCATGGACTCATACCCGACAATACGTGATGCCGGTATCAATCCACCATCGAAAGACTCGCCATTCTTGCGACCGACCAATGCCATTTGCAGCAGGTCGCGTGTCTTTTCTCCCGAGTAACCAAGGCACCAGATCAGCGGCGCATGGCTGAACTTGTGACCGTCCCAGCCTTCCGGGTAATCCCCAAGCGCATGAACGGCGTCAATGTACGTCCCGGTGTAAGTTTTACCAATGCGGTTTGCTGCTATGAGGCAGCACTGCGAATAGCGGGCAGTTGCCGCAACAAACTCATGTTGCCAGCCGTAGAACGTCTCAAACAGCGTGATGTACTTGCGCTCGGCTGCTCGCCTTGCGCGTTCTTCCAGCATCAGCAGGTATTCTTCCCGCTTAAGTCTGTCCATTTTCCAGGGCTTTAATGCGGGCTTCTAGCTGATCGTCTGTTAGCGTCTTGATGGGTGGCAAATCATCAGCACCACCAATTGCCAGCTTGTCGCCAAACTCTTTAGGATTTGCCTTGCTTGCACGCCAGCGCCAGTGGTGCGCCAATTCCTTTGCCTTCGATAGCTCAAACGGATCAGCAGCATTGCGGATTTCTTCTTCCGCCTTCTCGGCAAACTGGTGCGCTGATTGCTTCCTAGCTTCCCGCGCACGTGCGGAACGTTCGTTATCCTTGGCAATCCACTCGCTGAACGTCGCCACAGAAACACCAGCATCAGCCGCAATAGATCGCTCTGTTACACCGGCAATGATGCGCTCACAGATTGCAGCGATTCCAAGCGCTTCGAGCCGGTTTGCAGCTTCGCCTTTTGGCAGACGCTTCTTCTCGGCCATCAAAACTCCGCCACGTAAGCAACCGTGACCGTATCATCACGCTTTGACACGATCAGTCCTGTGATCTTGACGCCGACATAAGCGCCCGCAATGTCCCACACAAGGTCTTTGTTCGACCATCCTGAGCCGTTGCGCTTGGTTGCGTCCTGAATCTCTTTGACGATTCCTGGGATTGTGCCGACTGCTGTTGCCTGCCAGTCGTTGAGGTTTGGGAATGTCAGACGAGCCGCCGCACCCCAGACGACAGATGTGGCAAAGTGCATTTGCTTGTCTTTGCCAGTCCATTCGTCAGCGTGCGCTAACGTGGCAGACAAAGCCAGGATTGAAGCGATGATACGTTTCATGATGGTATTGTACCTTGTTGGTTGATGATTGCAACATCTGCGAGGTCTACCTTCGCCAGATCATCCGCCCACGACTTAAAAGCCGCTTCGATGTTCTGGTAGTCCTGCCTTGTCCACTTCGGCAATGGGTGTGGGGCCTCTAACGCATCGACCAAGTGGGTTCCGTGACGCCTGACCAGCCCTGCCCGGTACTGGATGGCGTTCCCACCCTTGTGCATGTTGCATTGGATGCATTGGAGGTGGATGTTGTCTGGCTCAAAGCGCAATTCACGATGGGCGCCCACGCTCAGGTAGTGCCCGGCTTGGAAATCTGGTTGCCACGGCTTGTCACACGATATGCAGGGCATGCCGCGCTGTTTCAGGCGGATGTATCGGTTCACCTGCTCTTGCGCTCTGGCTGCCCAGTAGCTCAAGGGCTTGAGTTCTTGCAGGCGGGCTTTTGTGGCGATCCTCTCGGCCTTTGCGGCTTTTTTGCCGTCACTGGCCTTCTTTTTTGCCGCCTTGTCCTGCTTGGCTTTGAGGATCACCAATGCACACTCAGGGCTACACCATGTCTCAAATGGGCATTTTGGCACGAATCTTGCGCGACAGACCTTACATGACTTGGGCTTTGGCTTAGTCTTCAGCATCTGGCACCTCTCCACCGTGGTATTTCATGGGCAGCGGCTTGGCCCGGTCTTCCGTTGCCACCAGATAGCGGGGCACGTCTGCAATGTCCGGGCTGGACTTGAGCACCCAAAACTCGGCAGATGATCCAGACTGCAATGCGATGCACTTGCGCCCGTGGATTGCGTATAGGTGGCCTTGGTGGATCATGCTGACGCCGCGCCCTTCAAAATTGACTCAATGGCGGTTCGTTTTTCCTCCGAGGACTGCATGCCGCGAATGACTGCGTTCAGTTTGTTGCTGAGCTTTTTGGAGGCTGTCAGCAAAATTATTTCAGCAAGCGGCCTTGTAGTGCCAAACGATGCGGCCTGTTTACACAGGGGCAGAATGTTGAGGCCGACATTAAATCTGATAAGCAGGTCAATGCCATAGTCACCGATTAGCCCGTGCAGTTCCTTGTAGGTTGATGCCTCCTTGACTGGTGGTTTGCCGCCAGCTCTTGCAACGTGAATCCACCCTTTGCCGCCCATAGGGACTGCGCTGGTGTTGACCGCGTTGAATAGCTTGTTGCCATCCAGCGGGGACACAATGCACTCGACGAACTCAAGGCCAGCGGCAAGGCAGGCAGTCAGGCGCCGGTTCCCGTCAATTAACTCACGGTCAGATGTGATAAGTAAGGGGTAAATCAAGCCGTGCTCTTTGATCGTTTCTATTAGGTGCGCGAGCTTCGCGCCTTCCTTGGTTCGAGCTGGTGGGTTGTATGGGGTAAACCGAATGGTTGCCGCAGGAATCAGCAGAATTTTCCGCTCGGATACTTTGGCGTCAAAGATTACGCGATCAATGATTTTTCGCTGAGTGTTCACACCGACACCTCTTTCAAAGTTGCCGCCCGGTTCGGGCATGTTGCTTGCGCCGGATGGGGCAAAAGGTCATAGAAGGTAACGCCTAAGGCAGTAGCCGCATAGGCTTCCACCTTGTCGCAGAACTCGCAGAACTCGGCTGTCGTTAGGCCCGCGCTGCTTTTACCGATCACAGAGCCATCGGGCAACTCAGTGACGCCGATAAACATGCGCTTGAACAGCTCGTGCCATGTCTCGGCGTCGAACAGCTTGCCGTTTACCGTGGCCTGCTGTGCGATCTGAGCCAGCACCCCATTGCCCCAATACCTGCGGTTCTGCTTTGAGGTGCGCTTGCGCAGCTTCACGGTCAGGACGTAGCGTTTGCCGTTCTGTAGTGCGGTCTTGAGGAATGGGTAAAGCTGGTCTTTGATGACCGCCCACGCCTGCTGTCGGTTGTGTAGCTCAAGCTCTAGCGTTGTCATGGCTTGCCAGCCTCCCACCAGTCCGAGAAGTCCTTGCGCAGCCGGTCTGCCTTGGCCTTGCCTTCGATCCGCTGGACCACATCGATGTAAGCCCGCCTATCTGCTGTGCCGGGGATTTCCTTGAGGTTGGATAGGTGCTTGCGATGGTTGAACTCGCTGGGGCTACCCTCCAACATCCTGGCCTCACACCCTGGGCACCCGCTGGTGTAAATGGGGTGTGGTGGCTTGGTCTTGGCTGATTCGCAGTCTTGGCAGGTCATGGCTCACCCCTGCATTGGCTGATTGCCTGGTCAATGGCCGCACGGATGGCAGGCCATTCTTGGGGGTCAATCTTGATTACCCCAAGCGCTGTGCAGTTGGTCTGATCGACAACCACGTACTCGCCGCCCGCCTCGTCATCAATGCGCACATCGGTTGCCATCTCGGAAAAGCTCGGCTCACCCTTCGGGACTACCAGCCATGACATGGTGCGTGTTTCGTATTCGCGCTCGCTCATGGCATTGCCTCGCCAACTTCGGCGGCTGCGCGGACAATGGCGCGGCGAATAGCCTGCATTTTGTCTTGATGGATGGTGTCTTCTTTCGCGAAAAACCCCCGCAAAGCACCGCCAATGCTGTTTGCTGATGCCTCACACGGCCCAGTGCTTACCGACATACACAAACACCCAGCCAGCCGCAGCGCATCGCCATCGTCTGTGAGTGGGTTCCATTTGCGACCAAACTCATCCATGCAAACAATGTCTGTTCCTGGCTCAACAATCATGCCGCTGTAAATTCTGATTTTTTTCCCAGCCGCCTTAGCCGCCAGTTCAAGCAATTCACGATCTGATTTCATTTCACCCCCTTGCATGGCCCGCATGTCTTGAGCCTGAAAAACTTACGATCAATGGACAACTGCCCGACAGGCATGTGTCTTGCGCACTTGGCACAGCTTTGGAGTGTGCCGTTTCCAGCGAATTGCTGGTTGCCGGTGTAGGGCTTGCCGCCTTGTTTGGGTTGTTTCATGATCAAAATGGCGCGTCTTCAATTGGAGGTGGCGGGGGAGGCGGAAGCCAGCCTAAGGGCCACGATGGAAGCGCAGTCGGCAGGCGCTGTCCGGTAGGGGTGGTGTGCATTAGGTTCGCTCGGCAGCTTTTCTGGCTGCAATCTTTGCCAGTATTCGGAGATGCGCTTCGTAAGCTTCAATGATGGTTTGCGCGCCCGTTAAGGCGCTGAACCGCTGCCGAGCGGCCCAGGATTTCGCTTCGGCTGATACTTTCATCACAGCGCGGCTTCTGCCGCCTCCGCTTCTTCCATTGTTCCGTACACGCCAATCAGTTCGCCATCCTTGAACAGTCGGTACACAGTGCCCTTAACACCCAGGAACTTTGTTGTGAGTGCTGCGATCTTGGTCATGATGTTTCCTTTTTTGCTGTACAGCCCTGCGCTGTCCATGTGTTGTACTTTGCCAGACCATGCCGCACCCGTCTAATTGATTTTTCCTATCGATCTCAGCTTGCCGATTCGCCTGCCATGTAGCGCTCCATCCGGGTTGTTCCTGGCTTGGCTCGCTGCATGCGCTGCCAATTGCGGGGCTTGTTCTCGCCTTTGACCTTGCCGAATGGGCTATGGCTTATTGCAAAACCATGCATCCTGCCCATCGACCGCAGCACTTTTGCCCGGCTCGCTACCCCGTCATACGTGCGCCCTGGCAGCATTTTTAGCGCGGCCTCATAGCCTTGAGTTGGCAGCATTTCAATGATGATCTTGTCTTCTTGCTCGGTATACGATTTGTTCATCACAACACCTCTGATACTTTCATCACAACCACGTCACGGGCGTTTTTGTCCTGCATGACGCGCTTTACAACTTGTTCCTCTGCCTTGAATAGCTCGGCATTGGTCACGACAGACAAAAGCTCCTGCCAAAGCTCGGACAACTCATGCAATGCCCGCACTTCGTGGGGGTACAGAGAGGTAGTGTCTTTGTCGGCGTAGCGGTCAAGGATTGAACCCACCAGAGCGTTTGCCTTCTTGATGTAGTCGCTGCCTCCCTTGGCTACGCTTGGCATCTTCAAAAGCATCTCGGTGACGTTCAAGGCGTCTGCAATGACGCACCAGGCGTTGCGCAGGTCTTGTCCTGTGATGGCGTTTTGAACCGCTGCGTTCAGGGCGTCGGTGCGCTTTTGCTGGTCAGGCTTTGACAGCAGGCGGACACCCATCAAAGCAACCATGAAGGCTTGCGGGTTTGCGGTGTGGCGGGGTTTTCTTGACTTGCTCATAACCACCTCAAGACCATGGCTGATGAGGCCAAACGTCAAACGAAACAGGCCGGTTGCCTGCGCTCTCTTTGAATTGCTGGGAGGCGCGGTCATACCAAAGGGTTATACGGCCTTCCCATTCACCATTGCGCTGCTTGGTGCAGATCAGCATGGCGTCAGGCTCGTCCACGGCCACAGCCTTGCCAACTTGCTCGTCAAGCTCTTTTTTCTTGTTGCGCCAGTGAATGAGCATGTTGTCCACTTGGTCGGTAATGGCGCCCGATCCCTTGGCGTCGAACTTTCCGGGCGTCTGGTCTTCGCTTGCCAGCTTCTTGATGTGATGCACCATGTGGATGTGCATATCGTGGTCTTTGGCGATAGCGCAAAGCTCGTCAATCAGGTATTTCTGCCCGTTGTAGTCGTCCTCAGACTTCACGCACTTCATGAGCGAGTCGATGAACATGTGTTCAATGCCCAACTCTTTGGCGCAGTAGCGTGTGACGGAAATGATGGTTTCCGGCGTCACGGTTCCCTGCTGGTCGTAGAGCCACAGCTTGCCGTCTGTCCAGTCCGCAAACTGGTTCGCAATATCCCGGTATCCCTCAATCAACCTGGGGTCGTCGTATATCCTGGCTGGCTCCTGCCCTGAAAACTGGCGGGTCATGCGCTCAATGGTCTTGCGCGGCTTCATTTCGAAAGAGGCGATGCACACCTTGCTGCCCTGCCCCATGAGCGACAAAGCCGTTTGCCCGGTCACAAGGCTTTTGCCGTGTCCGTTGATCCCGGCCCACAGCGTCACCTCGCCTTGACGAAACCTGAACAGGCTTGACGACTTGGCCCAAGGCAGGCAATGGCTCTTGTCCATGCTGGGCGTGTAGAGCCAGTCCAGCATTTCATCCACAAACGCTTTGGCGGGCTTGACCTTCTGCTGTGCCTCGGTTTCCTTGAGGTAGGCAGCGAAGTCGATTTCATCTGGGGCGATCACTTGCATAAAACGTGAACCTCTCCTGTTTCTGTGAATTTGCGGTGCGCTGTGGTGGTGCTGCCCCATGGCTCGACAGTGGCGCCAAATGCCTCGACGTGCTTGGCTTGTGCTGCCTTGCACGCCCTGGCAACCTTCCATGTGCTTTCGTCGTCAGGGCCGCAAACGATGACCGACAAGCCGATCAGGCAGCGCAGGTCTGCAAGCTCAATTGCCTTGATGTCGCGCTCGTCCAGGTGAATGTCCACATGGCGCCCTGGCCTTGCTGTGGCCTCTTTCGTCCATGGCAGCATGGGCATAAGCTCGACCATGACAATGGAGGGCTTGATTCCACGACGACGCATAGCGATGATGTTTTCTACGCCGCGCATCAGATAGCCCCCGCAAATTTATTGTCTCGATTGTCTTGCAATTTTGCAGCGCCCGTGTTCCGCTTTGAATTTCTGCACCAGTTGCGCCAAGTGGCTTCCCAATCCAGCTTAGACGCATCCTTGCCGGCCTTTGACAGCCAAAAATCATGGAACGATGCAGCCTCTTGCCTTACATCCTCATCCGACCAGCCGGACAGGTTTTCCATCGTCCATTCACCCCATGACTTTGGAAGTTTCCAGTCTTGATGAATTCGAGTGCCACGCTTGGTGGCCGACCCTTGGGCGGCATCTACACTGGTTCTTGGTTCTTGGTTCTTGGTTAGGATACGATCCGCATCTGATTTCAGATGCTTATCAGATGCCCATCTGTTCTGATTCGCATTGCGAGCAGAGTCGGCCTTCTTGTGATACTTGCTGATTTCATATACGACGCGGGCGTTTTCATATCCGCTATTCGTCTTTTCAAACTTGTCTGCCAATACGTTCAGAACGGCGTCCTTGTGCTCTTGCGTCCTGGCGCCCACGATTCGGAACAGCGTAGTATGGTCAAGCGGTAATGGTGCCTCTGTGTCATAGCAAACATCCATCAAGTCGCGGTAAACCCAACGCTCAAGCTGAGTGAAGTTTATGCAACCTGATCTGTAGTCGCCAATGTGGAATGGGTAATGATGCATTAAGCCACCGCACCCGTCTTTATGGTCTTTCCCACAAGATCACTTTCTGCCCATTGGTGTGGGCGGTTTTTGGCCGCCCGTCTGATGGTCGTGAACGGGGTGTCAGTAAAGACACCGCCCACGCCAATGGACAGAAGACCATCATCGATTTGTCACACGGTTATCGGCCAAGATTCGCGTGTGACTCGCTTCCCAGCATTGCGCCGGGTGTCTTTATTGTAGGCGAATCGGTCATGGTTTGCAAGATCAATCAGCGAGGATCGTGTCTGTTTTGACAGCACATGTCCTGTGCGTGAAATGAACTCCGAGCCATGTTGTTAGCTCTGCAAATGTCTGAAACACCATCCTGTCGTTATCGTCCACGCATTCGCCTAGGTGTTTGGATGGGAAAACAGCGTAGCCATTTGCCAATTGGCGGATTTCAATGGGTTGTGTTTTTTTCATGGGCATGGTTGCTCCTGTTGGTAAAAAAAGAACCACCACGCGACACCAATGGGAAGGCATTGCCGCAAGGGAGGGATGCGGGGGCGCCCTGGTGCTTGACTGCGTGGCGGTCGGAAATGGAGCACCGTGCTGGATTCGAACCAGCGAACACCGGATTTGCAATCCGAGCCCTTGGGCCGCTTGGGTAACGGTGCGTGGAGCGGCGAGCGGGAGTCGAACCCGCAACCTTCTGCTTGGAAGGCAGAAGCTCTACCAGTTGAGCTATCGCCGCATTCATCTGTCAGCCCTCCGCTTTCACTGGCTGGGGGTCTGCTTTGATGTAGATGACCTTACGCTCGTCACAATCGCCGCCAAAAGTATCGACAGACAATTGCTCGGACAGTGCGCAAAGTCTGTGATTTGATGCCAGTTCGCACCCGTCACAAACCCACCCACCGATATGCTTAGGCGCCTCCACATAAGCCACCCCGTCACTGAGAACCATGCGCTTGGTCATTGGTTAGCCTTTCGCGTAAGCAATTGCGATCAATGCAAAACCGACTGCAAGGCATGTGCAGACAAAGCCACCGGCGCACTGCTTTCTCCAAAACAAAAAGCCAGCAAAAATGATTTGCCCAAGTGCGCAGCCGAGGAAAAACGAACTCATCACGCACTCTCCTTGTCGATTGAATTGGTAATGTTGTCCATCATTGCTCCTTCCGATCCCTTGCAGCCCTTGCCCACATTCTAAGCAGCCACGCACCCAACCAGGCCAAAGGCACATCAACCGTCAGGCCGTGGCGTTTATTGGTGATGTGTACCCGCTTGGCTTTGACCTCAGCAGACACTCGTTCGTCGTCGTGTAATTTCATTCTGTGGCTTTCGGCGGCGGGATGTAATTCGGGCACACCTCAAAGCCGCCCGGCTCATCATGCACAGCGGGGCTGATGTAGCTCTGTGGGCCATCTGGCCTGCCTGGCGTGCGGCGCTGGCATGTGTTGCACAGTGCAGCAACTCGGATGCCATCGCAGCGTGATATGTCGTAAGGGATCATGGGTGTCCTAATCAATGCCCCAATGTTGCCACCATCTGCTCAGATGTCCAATAGATTCTGGCTATTGGTGTGATAGATTTTTACAATTGGCAATTTTGCAAGCCGACGTGCACATTTCATGCACTGCACAAAACGAACATTTGTAGTGATGTGCACCGAGGAAGCTGAAGCTCGATCTCTTCAGCGCTTTTAGGAAATTGAAATGACTGATCTTGCAAAATTGAGTGAGTATGACTTTGTTGTCGTGATTGACAAGTCTGGTTCTATGGGTGAGCCCAACAAACCAGGCGCAACTGTCACGCGCTGGGAAGCTGTTCAAGAAAGCGCCATGACGTTTGTTCGTGACGTGGAAAAGTTCGACAGTGATGGTCTGGGCTTGGTGTTGTTCAGCGGCGGCGGCATCGCCTCTCATGATGGCGTCACAAGCGCCAACATCCGCGACGTGTTTGCTCAAAACAGCCCGCGTGGATCTACCCCCTTGGCCGAAGCGTTGACCGCTGCACTTGCCTTGGCCGGGAAGTCCGACAAGAAGGATTTCATTGTGGTGTTTACGGATGGCGTTCCTGATGATCGCGCCGCCGCTGCAAAGGTGATTGCTGACGCATCACACAAGCAAGAAACCGACGACGCCCTGACCATCCTGTTCATCCAAGTGGGCAATGACTCATCTGCCACTGCCTACTTGAAGTCGCTTGACGACGACATCAAGGGCGCGAAGTTTGACATTGTTGACGCCAAGACGCAAGCCGAGGCCGACGCATTTGCCAGCACTGGTGAGCTGGTGATTGCCGCAATCAACGACTGATCAACAACTCAGGTCTGGGCCATCGCGCCCAGATTTTTGGAGAGCCACATGATTGATTTGATCCTTTTCTCGTTTTTTGTCGGCTGCGTTTATGGCGGGTTCAAGGCTGGAAACAAATACAAAACCTTGGGCGAGGCGTTTTCTGCTGCGAAAGCTGGCATCAAGGCAATGCTGTCATGAAGCGCGGCACTGTAATTACAGTGCTGCAATTGTTGGTGCTTTTGTCTGCGCCCGTTATCTGGTTTTTCTTTTCTTGGGCTTTTTTGGAAGCCTGGGGGCTACTGCAAAAACTATTTGTTTAGCCATTGACCGCCTCCGCTAAGTCGTGGCACAATGGTCACGTCGAGTGCTCGAACCACAAGACGCAGCCATGAGCCTTTACTCATGCGTTCACGCCGCAAGGCAATGGTGGTTCGAGCACCAGAACGCAGTAGTAAAGGCTTTTTGCGTTCTTGGGCCAGAGCGGACACCCAAGACAC